TTTGAGTTGCTGCGATTGAAGCGTCACCAGTTTTTCTCGTGAGGAATGACATGATTCCAGCCATATCATCAAGAGATTGCCCCGATCCGAATGCAGCAGCCGCAACTTTCGGGAGCATGATCGCAAAGTCGCTAAAGCGCATACGACCGAAACGAACGATAGCGAACATTCGATTAAGAGTATCAGCCACACTATCGGATGCACCGCGGAAGGTGTTCAATACCGTTACGCTTGCCTTCGTTGCGGTCATAAGATCGACTTGCCCTGCAACGCCTACACGTGCAAATGCTTCCAGCAAGGTAATACCATCATCGATGTTCTGAACGTTCGTAGACGAGAAGATTTCGTAGATCGCGTCAGACATTTCCTTCGCTGCAAATGGAAAGTCTTTTGAGAGTTTGAGCAGCTTACCGCCTAGTTCATCGGCATTGGCTACTGCCTCTCTCGTAGGCGCATTGATGCGCGTCATCTGTGTTGCGGCTAGCGCGACAGACTTCGAAAAGTCCGCAGCTTGAATAGCAGCTAGGCCGAATACAGCTACACCAATAGCACCGAACAACTGGAAGGTTCGTCCAACACCTGACATCGCATGACCGATCTCATGGATGCGCTGTATTGGCATAGCGCGTAAAGCCTGATTGAAGGCTAGTTCCGCCGTTTGCGCTTTGCTTAACCCTGCGTAGGCAAGATCGAGGTTTCGCCTGGCCCTGTATAGAGCGTTGCCGAATGCTCCTGTGTTATCGGCTGCACGGCGCAAATTTCCCGGCATGGTTGCCATGCGCTGATCGAATCGAGCCACAGCGGGGTCAAGTCGTCTTAGAGTCTTTTCGACATTACCACCGTTGATGTCGAACCGTTGCGCAGCAAGCGCCGCTTCGTTGTAGGCACGAATGAACGGCGCTTGCGAAGCAGCAGTTCTAAATTTTCCGCCTGGGCCTACAAGTCCTGCTTCGGCTTTTCGTAAGTTTTGTGCAGCACTTAATTGCTGCTTCATCGCGCGGCCGGTTTCGATGTAGCGCACTCTGCGCATCATCGATTCGGCTTCGGCTACTCGTGCAAGTGCAGCCGACTTCTGAAACGCTATGTTTGTTTGAGCAGCGGCAATGCGTTGGGCGCGTGATAGCTGGCCCATTTCCGCACCTACACGTCTAAGAGTACGTGAGGCAAAGTCTTGAGCGCGAACCACGACCATCAGTTCGCCCATACGCATTGCCATAGCTCTACCTACTTGTGTCGATCGCGATTGCGGGCACGAACACGTGCTTTCTCGTTCTGAAGTTCTTCGTACTGAGCAAACGCATCTAAGACTCTTTCGAGCCTTAGCATTTCTCCTGACGGCTGATCTAGCACTCCCCCTCCCCTCGGAAGGACATGAAGTGCTCTACAGATTGCACCATAGCGAAGCCACTTTACAGCTTCGTCTACAGCACTTCGTCCATAATCGGACTCGGCTTTGTCGTTCCATCCGGCAAGGATGAGGTAGGCGATTTCTCCAAAGGGACTACAGACTCTTCATCTTCCTGGTTCATGTCATCGATGTACTCGTTGATCTCCGCACCGATCTTCGGATCGAGAACATCGTATGACATTGTGTTTGTGAAATCGAGAGGATTGCCATTGTCGTCTTCAAGGTTATGAGAAACGATGCACTTGGCAAATTCCCATTCCATCAGCTTTACGTTCAATACTTCCAGTTCAGCGCGACGAGTTTCATCCGCTCCATCCTTCTGCCGTGCGCGTCGTTCCGCACGATTTCTCGCAGGTGCCTTCTGCTCATAGTAGAGTCTACCTGCGATATCTCGGCGATGCATCATTTCCGAGTATGACAGTTGGCGCAGAACGACGAACCCACCTGGACAGGTTCGAAGATCGAATCTTTCGTGTTCCGTGCTAACGGTTGCCTTCGGCATTACTTCTTTCCTCTCCTATTTGCTTTAATCGCACGACCTTGGCGCGAGGCTTTCGCTTTTGCACCCTTTCCTTTGTACGTTTTACCTTTCGTGCCAAACTTGTAACCACCACCTTTAGTTCTACGAACTGGCATTACGAAATGCTGACTGCACTCTTGAGGTTGATCTGATACGCCTTACCACCTGCAATACCTACACACTTGCCGGTAAATCCGGCCATAATCAAATCGCCCATACCTTCGAGGCCAATGTCATAGGCATCGTAGGATACACGATTGCCCTGAAGCTCGATTCCACTCGTAGCTGCCGCAAGAGTCGCGCCACCATTAAGTGACGACAACCTGATTGCACGGGTAGTATTAGCAATCATGTTGTCATAGTCGGTTCTATTCAAGAAGTCCAGTTCCGACTCGATCTCAGCATCGGTGACCCCATAACTGATGTAGCTCGCGGAACGTGCCTGCACGAGACGATTCTGTGCCTCGGCATTGTAATTTGCACGGAAGGTAAACCCGTTGAAGTTTACGTCTGCACCGAACGTAGGTACTGCGGCAGAAGCGCCAACGGCAACAAGGTGGGCATCCGCACCATAGAGTTCCGGAGCAAGCCACGTTTCCGTAGGATTCGCTTGCACTGCTTCCGAAAGTCCAAGCACGTTCATCGTACACTTGAGTACGCCATCTTCGACCGTGAATTCCCAACCGCCAACAGTACAACCAGCGTATCCGAAAATTACTTCGTTTCGAACGACAGTAATCGAGAGTGTCTTTGCAACAGTTGGCCCTGCACCCGTAGAGGCTGACGCTTGATTACCAGGCGTGAACGTATACGTGAATGGGCCTGCACCTGTTTTTGCAATAATGTGTCTAGACGCATACAGGAAGTACACGATGTTGTTCGGATCGACTTCAAGCTGAACATCACCTTCAGCATGATAATAGCCAGGCTTTACATCACTGACGATGCTCTCTTGACGAATCTGCTCAGAGTAGTATTTCGCCTCCGTATACTTCAGTCCCTCATTCAGTACGGGGACGAATACTGTCGGAGCAGCATAGGTGCCCATCGTTGTTTCAAAAGCGACTCCTACAGAACCACCGCCACCAAGACCCGCTGGCATTTAGACCTCACCCCCTTCCGCCTTCGGCTTTGAAAGTTCAGTAGTACCCTCTACTTTCAGATGCGGATTTGCACCGAGGGCTTCCTTTACAGGAGCACCATGACGAGAAACAAGTGCCTGCTCCATTTCCTCACTTACACTGACCGAACCACCGTTAGGAACGAGAAGACCGCCAACATCAAACTCGGTTCCTTTCGGATAGTCCGGGTGGCTCATGGAAAGTTTGTATCCCACGATTTCCTCCTAGCTATCCTGGTATAGAACACGGTTTTCTCCCATCCATGTCAATCTCGTTGCCACGATGGTTGTTTGTTTAGCACCAATTCTACGTAAGGCACGACCTGGAAATTCACCATCAATGAATCCAAAGATGATATGATCATCGAATGTGAACTTAGTGTGTACAAGTTTTCTGACTCGCGTTGCCAACTCCACATCTTGACGACTACGGATTGCTTTTCCAACTGTAAGTTCTGCGTGAAAGACCCACAGATCACAGTGCCATTCGACCCTGAACATACGAGTCGCGTGCTGCTCACGTTGAGTTGGCCCTTCCAGTGTAATGAGGACTGCGGGGTATTGCGGTAGCAATTCCTCGTCAAGCTGTGCAACATACTTAATCCCTAGCGTTCCTTTGTTATCGTCGATTAGTTTGTAGAGGTAGTCGAAGATTTCCAGTGAGTCTTTGTAATCTTGAACTGCCATTAGAAATTAGGAATGAACTGTCCACTTACTTCGCTTCTACGTGCATGACGACCACCTATGCGACCACGTGTCGTAACGTACAAATCGAGTGCACGATCGAACCAGTCTTGAAAGAAAGCATAGATCGCGATTTCAGCATCATCAGATAGACCAAGGAACGGGCGAGCCGGAAGAGGATTATGTTTACCCGCTGCCGTTGCACGAGTAGGCCGACCCTCCTGATGCCATATTCCGCGTTCAGGCATGTGACCGGAATCGTAGAAGAGTGTATCGTTCGAAACGATGAATGCACTCGATGCAGTCGCCATTTCGTAGAGTTCATCTGTCTGCCGAAGAATTCCCTCATTAGGAAACGCTTCGGCGAATGGCTCGTAGGACTCTGCCCATTCATCCCACGGCGTACCATCGGGGGCCGTTTCGGTTTGAAAACGTTCCCGAATGTCTGCTTGTACTTTCTGGCGCGCGTACAGAATCGGCACAGTCCTATCTTCAAGTGCTTCTGCGACAGCAAAGATTTTGTCCCCAAACACCACAGGGTCGGGAACCCATTCGAATTCAACGAGTGCTGCACTAGATAGTCGGCGCGAACCCGGCATTAGAACACTGCATCCATCGCGAACTTCGGATCGTCTGTGGTATCGTTGGGATTAAAGTATGTGTTGTCGAATTGAGAACCTGTGTCTATTACACCGTCCAGAATGATCTGGCCGTTGATTACTTTGTTCAACATACCCATTGCTTCGTTATAGAGGTTTTGCGCAAACTCAGGATCGTCAAGTGAATCCTCAGAATACCGATTTCGATAGATTTTGGCCGCACCGAAACGACCACCGATAGCGCGAATCTGACTTGGCGTAGCAGATGGTGAAACCCACGCTGCTAGTGTGGCCGCTTCGAAAACTCCTGCGAGGTAACCCCTGATGATCCGCTCTACGTCTTGCTTAATATTAGCTAGATCATCAGGGATTCTCCCTACATCGAGTTTATCGACTGGCAGATGAATCTGAATGTCTGCATCATCGACAAACGGCATGTCATACCTCAGCTAGTTCTGAGACTTCCTCTTCCTCTGCTTCCGCTCCAACTGACTCGGCATGCTTAAGAGACAGTTCAAGTAGGAGGTTTGGATCGAATTCTAGCTCACCAGCAAGAAGACCACGCTGAATGAATGAAGAGGGAGACTCATCCTCGCCCAAACCAGCAGGCGGGGCGTAATCGCGAATGACCTTCGATTCGATAAGTGCATCCCACTCTTCGTCCTTTAGCTTAGATTTTGACTTAGAAACCTCATCACCGAATGCGATAACATTACGCTTGGTAACAACTCTCTTTACGCCACCGTTAGGAAGAGTAACGTTCTTACTCTCTCCACCGTTATAGATATTACTCCATGCGAAGTGCTTAGTAGCCATAGCAATTCTCTCCTATTACCAGGCGGTTGCCGAGAACGCGTCCTTGATCAAGTAACCAGCGATCGAAGACGTTAGCTTGATATCCCATTTCCAGTGTGTACGAACCATGTCAGACGCACGATCATCGTCACGCCATCTATCCGTAGGCCGCGTTGAGCCATCAGGATAGAGTTGTGCAAACGTCTTACCGAATGACAGATCGTTCTCTGACATTCTCTCGTTTACATACGCGAGAATGACATCTTTACCCCACACAGAAACGAGCGTTTCCGTCGCTTCCAGAATGTCATTCGTGTTGTACTGATCGTCACCAACGAGAATGAATTCGCCCTCGAATCCCGTTAGCGTCAGAAAGGCATCCGGCTGAGCGAGCGAGAAGTTCGTGAATCTCGCAATCATATCAGGATGATTTTCCAACCACGTCTGACCAAGACGACCCATCAGCATCCTATTCGGAGGCCGACCGATCTTAGAATTAATCTTGATCATTGCGGCACGAACGATGTCGATTGGATTCGACGTAGCACCCGCATAGTTATCCCATTGGTCTGCCGTCACGAGCGTAACGGTATGACCGGCAGGATACGTTGCAGTGTTGCGAAGCAATGCACCCGCCGCCACTTCGTGTTCAAGTGCAAGTGAATCGAACACTAGTGCGGCAGCAGCTTCATGTGGATCGAGTCCAAAGACTCCACCGAATGTTGCATCAGCATATCCACCCTGCGACGTAAGTTCGCGATTTTCCTCATCGGCAACTGCGGCCTTAAGTGCATGCTGAACAGTCTTGAATGTATCTTCGCTCCACTTCCCACCACGAACTTCGTTTGCTGATGTACCAGGCTCACGACGTGAGAGGAACCATACGCGCTTAGAGCGATCCCACACGCGATATCGACCCGACGGTGTATTGACGGGCGTTTCGGGCAGCAATCTCAAGGCCACTAGGTCTTGAGGTTGATACCCCACCGAGAAATCCGTAAGGATCGGATCGGTGTAAAGTAGACTTGGATCGTACATTGGCATCTAGTATTCCTCCCTTCCTATGCCAGAATCGTGCCAGGTAGACTAAGCTGCACCTTAAAATACTTGCCTGCACCCGATGCGGCTTCCATCGCAATTCCGATTACACGGTTCGTTGCAACTGCAACTTGTGCTCGACCGTTCGCTGAAGGTGCAATCAACTGACCTTCATCGATAGCAGCCGAAGCTTCCATTACAGCCTGCCCCATAACAACAGCCGAGCATCCCTTACCCTTCGTAATCTCTCCTGCTGAAACATCGAACACTGCGATTCCAATTACAGGATCGGTCACGGCGGTAACAGGTGTAACTTCCTCCGGGTTCGCGGTTAGTTTTACTGCGCGAGCCTTCGTGATAGCGGCAGCAGCGATAAAACCCTTACTCTGTACTTGACCGCTGGTAGCAGATGGCATCTATCCTCCTTCCTTATCTACGATTGAGATAGGCTTCGGCAAGTTCCGGCTCACGTTCGCCTGCAACTTTC